AGTACACCTCATCATAGTCTTCAGTAAAAGGAGTTACCATAGCATCCTCTTCTGTTGAAATCTCTTCTGGTGGTCCTTCTAATTCTTGCTTTAAAGAATTAACAAGAAGTTCCATGTTTCTAACAATCATTCTAACTTTTTCTCTATCCATAAAAATGTATAGTCTCAACCAATTTTACACAAAAAAAGGGGGGAAGTCAATCCCCCCCTTGATTCTATCTCATTGCCATAAAGAGTTGTGCTTGATAAAGTCTTTTCTCTTTAAGAATTTTATTTCTAATTAAAATAAGCTCCATAGGGTTGCTCCTTTACTTGGGTAAAAGTGCGTTCCTTCGGTCTCCCTACTTCCGTCACTTAATGTGATGAACGTGTTTTATCTATAAGAATAATTTTGTAAAATTTGATACAATTATGTAGATCTACCTTTCAATATAACTCAAAGTGTGACTTTGAGCATAGAGTTGTTGAATAATAATATCACAACCAATCTTGGGATTACAATCCCCACAGGTATAAACATCAACTGCTGCCCTGCCTTCTTCAGGCCAAGTATGAATGCTGATATGACTTTCTGATAACAAACAAATTACAGTAACTCCTTGGGGTTCAAACTTTTTTGAAATTGTTTGAATCACAGTAGCACCACTAGCTGCTGCAGCATTTTCTAGTAAATCTATAAGACAAAGTTCATCATCTAGAAGAACAAATGAGCAACCATATAAGTTTAAAAGATAATGTTTGCCCATGTCATTTTTTCTTTTTACTATTATTTGGTCCCCAAATTTTTGGATTTACTCTTCCTTCTGTTTGTTTAAAGCTAATTAAATCTTCTCTGTATTTATCCCAGTAGTGGTCAAAAATATCAACCTTTTTATTTGCAATTACAATGTCATAATTGTATTGGTCATCATCACAATACTTTACGATGTATGCAGTATATGGTAATGACCTATCCTTAGCAAGTTCTGGATCACAATTTTTGTGAATAATTTTTACTGTCAATTCCTAGTGCCCCCATATTATGATGAGAAGGCTATCTCAGGAAATGCATCTTGCACCACCGCCTTAGTAATTTTAAATCTCTTATGGATCTGTTTATCCTTCATAAGACAAATAAGTTCTGCTTCAGAAGCATGAAGTGCTTCCAGCATTTGAATGAACATAACTTCCTTTTTCATTTTGGTAGTGTTAGTAACACCTTGCACAAAATGATTGAACTTCTGCCATTCATGAATTAGTTTTGAATGCTCTGTTCCAATAGGAGCATCATTTGGGGTGTAAGGCACATCTCCTTCTGGAAGATCTGACTTTACGTTCTCCTCAAAATTCCAGATAAGAACTGCTCTTAGAGCAGGTGAATCATAGTGTCTTAAAATTTCTATCTTTTCGTCTCTTGTTTTAGAATTAGAAACTCTTTGAATAACTTCAGACACCAATTGATTTGGTGGCAATTTCATAAATTCATCTCCGTTTAATTAATCTTCAGGTTCTTCATCCTCTAGATCCCCTTCAAATCTAAAGGCAATAATTTCATCAGGAATGACATTTCCATTTTCATCATACATCTCAGGATGTAATCTAGCAATTTGTTGAGCCCAAGTGTGTTCTCTATAAACCCACCCAACTAATCCCCCAACAACCATTGACATCAAGAAAAACATCACAGAAAAAACTAGAGTAACTGCTATCATTGTCCTACTCCTTATTGGTTTGGTTTCCTTATGTCAAAGGAAAAATTAAAGGAGATGGTTACTTCCCTATTAAAGGAGGAAACCATCTTATCAAAACAAAATGAAAATGTTTTCTTTTTGGGTTTCCTCCTTCTTAAAATTATTTCAACTCCCCTGTTGATTTCAGGGTTATCTGAATTATTTATAGAAGTCATCAAAGAAGATTGTTTTCCACAAGATATCCTACTGTATCTGAGCAACCACCTAAATGCTGGTTCCCCATAATAACTTGAGGGAAAGTTGATCCTTGTCCAAACTCAGCATAAAATTCTTCTCTTGTAAAATCAGTTCCTAATTCATAACAAATAACAGGTGTTCCTTTTCTAACACTTAGGTCAGATAAAACTGTTTTTACTTTATCGCAATAAGGGCAACCCCTTTTACTGTAAACTGTAAAATTCATAACTTTAAATTCTTACTGGATGTGGTCTACGTTTGTCTGATTTTATAGCACATAACCAAGCAGTTGTCACTGCAATGTTATCTTCCCACCAATTAGTTTCAAGTCTAAACTCTTGAAACCTGATTGTAGTATTTCTAATGAACTGTGCCTTTTCTGCTCTAGTATAATACCAGAAACTATTTTGATTCCAAAAACTCACATGAGTTGGATCTTGCCATGCTCCCCTACCATCAGTAGAAGGAACTTCAATAAATGCCCAACCTCCATCACAAAGAACTCTGTGGATCTCACTCATTGATTTGATTGGATCTTTTAGATGTTCAAGCACATGACTTGCATTGATGACCCCCACACTATTGTCTGGTAGGGGTATACCCTCATTTAGATCGCAAGTAATGTTACCCCCTTCCTGATCAATTGTCACATACCCATCTCTGGGGAAGAGTCCACCACCCAAATCAATCTTCATTAATCCATTCAAGTCTGCATCTCTTTCAGCAAGTGCCTGTCCATACTGATGGAACAATTCAAATGTCTTTATTTGAATGTCATCAATTCTTTGAGTTTGAGTATTATCATTATTAGGGAGCCACCTGTAATAATAAAGAATCTTCTCAATGAACTTAAACTTTGTGTGAAGATAAGTTCTAACTACAAGTTCATGATCATCACAGATGTTTAGATCTGGATTATGTCCACCAAGTTCATGGTAAATGGATTTTCTCCATGCCCTAACATGGTCAGGAGCATACCAAATAATACCAATGCTGTGACTAGTTGCTGGGAAACTATTCATTTTCATGAAAGTCTCACCCCTAAACTCAACCCACTCATTAGTCCATCCATTAGCAGGATTCCAAGGGACTTTGTATTCATCTCCCCTCATATCATAATGAAGATCTTCACTAAAAGCAAATCCAATTTCAGGATCTTGGAAAGCTTCATTTAACTCTTCCAAACAATCCAAGGTAAGTAAATCATCATGATCTACTTCAACAAGAATATCTCCTGTTCCCAAAAAGAAAGCTTTGTTTTTAATGAACCCTACATTTGGATTAGTAATTCCAGTATGAACTTTAACTTGTGGGTGATCTTTAATTTCCTGAGGAACATCTGAGATTTTACAATCTCCATTTAGATAGATAATCCACTCCCAATTAGTATAAGTTTGATCTTTAATAGTTTCAAACAATTCTAAAAGAAATGGAATATTCTTTTTGCTGTGCTCTGGAGTAATAATACTATATTTGTAATTAATCATATCAATCAAAAAAGAAAATGTGGAATAGTCTAGAGTCTTCTATAGTTGTCCCAAAGTATTCAGATGCTGCATGAATAGATTTAGCATCAAATAAAACTAATCTATTAAAAATATTTCCTACCACATCAACCAATTTAAATTTGGTTTTGTCATAGTATCCTCCAGTAAATGCCATATCTGAATTAGGATCAGACTCATGCCTTACTCCACTTTCATGAGCATAAAAAGAAGTGCCACATTCGTATGGAGCATTTGGTGTTAAGTATACCATCCCAGCCAAAGTTTGTCCATCCCAATGATAAACCAAAAGATCTTGTGGGGTACAATATTGAAATCTCCCACACATACCATGGGATTCCCAATGTTGAATTTTTCTTCCCATGATATTTTCAATTTCTCTCTTTGTTCCAGGAACAAAATGCTGCTCTATAGTTCTTCTTCCCTTATAAAAATCAGAGGTAACTTCATACTCTTGTTGTAATGCATACTCCCTAACTGCATGTGGATCTGAATAAAAATTTTCTACTACCCAGATTTTTTTATTGTAGTTTCCTACAGTGCTATTAGTTACAAATCTCATGGTTTTTGAATCTTAGAAAGTGCCATATTTTTTAAGTGTTCTATGTAATCTCCAGTATCATAATAACAAGCGTTTTCAATTAAGAAGATATATTCTGGGAAAGGATTTTTTCTTTCTTCAGTAAGAAGGTAATTTGCCATACCCAACATAGTTAGATAATCTTCTTGTTCACCACATATTTCACAGAGTCTTACCAAGTGCTCATTTCTTCTTGGACAAAATTTACCAGCCCTATTATAAAACTCAATAGCATTTTCAACATCACCAAGATGTTTATATGTGTGAGCTATGCAATACATAGCAAAATATCCAAACTCATCTATCCTATCTGGAACTCCAGTCTTATCATATTGGTGAATATGGTTTACATATTCCTTAAAGTAATAAATTGATCTTCTGGCAAATTCATTTTGATGTGATTGTTTAAGAGGAAATTCCTGACACTTATAAGAATCAAAATAACTTTTACCTACATACCAAAAATGGTATATGTCTTCAAGCATTGTATTTTCACTAATTAGTTTTTCTTCTAGCAACAATGCATCAGTAACATACTTAGTTGGTTTACTATAACTTTCCCCTTCAGTGGTTCCAATATGTCTGAATGAACGTGGAAGATTAACTCTTTGGAAGTTTTCCCCAATGCCATCCATTTCAAGAGTAATGGTTTCATGAACAAGGTCATGATTAAATTTCCAAGGTAATTTTGCATTCCAAATCCATGCTCTGTAATAAGTTAGTCCAGGAGCAATAGATGGAACATGGAAACTTTGGATACTAGTATCATTAAAGACAGACCAATCAAAATCCTCATCAACTTCCATGTATTCATCACAGTCCATTTTCATGATCCAATCACAACCATGGTCTGCCTTTAAGCAAGTCTGTAAGAGATGATCTCTATTCCACCCAAAACTTACCCAACCTTCTTCTACTTGATAGACAAACCCATTGATCTGATGTTCATTGCAGAAATCAGCTACAATCTGTGGAGTTCCATCTGTAGATCCATTGTCCTGAAAGATGACATAATCAATATACTTATAGCAGGATTCCAACATCCTCCTAATAGTTTTTGCCTCATTCTTGAACATTGTAATCAAAACAATTTTTGCTTGCTTATTCATGATGATCTTTTTTTAATAAGTTCTAAAATTTCTACGTTGGTTTCTTGATCTCCATAAGGAGCATACAAAGCCCTTTTCCTTGAATCTACTTCTTCAGGAGGATCAGTTAGATAATAAAATGCTATACTCTTTCTATAAACTCCTTCAGGGCAAGTTATAGATTTTGGAAATCCATGCCATGAGTTCTGTGTGGTATCAAACAAGATTGCCCTGTTAAAAACATTATCAATTACTTTCTTAAGTTCTTTTGGTTTATTTCTTTGCTCATCATGAGACCAAAGTTCTAACCCACCACCCCAAGTAAAGTTCCAGTCTTCAGTAAGATACAAAATAAGATTAAGTTTTCTTTGTAAATTTAATTTAGGATGAATAGAATAATCCAAATGAACATTCAGTTTACCACTAGTTCCATGAATATGCCACCCTGCACCATGTAATCCTATATCAGGATACAAAGATTTAATGCCAGTAAGTTCTTTAATTTTTTGAACAAACTCAGCAGAACTCAAATGCATAAAAAACTCATAAGTCTTAGGTGGAAACTCCCACCAGTCATTACAAGTCTTTTTGTTTTCTAATGGATTATTGTAGCAATACCATTTTGGATAATTGTAATCCATAAACTCTCTAGACAAATTTCTAGCAGTTTCTGTTGGTAGAAAATTATCAACTACCCAATGATCAAAAGGTTCTTTCATCAGTATCTTGTATTAAAGAAAAATGTCTGGAATAATCTTCCATTGTAATTGTTATTGCCAAAATAATCTATAGATGCATGGTATAACTTACCTGGATATAAGATTAGTCTGTTGTAAATATTACCAATTCTATCCACAACTTCCCATTTTGTGTAGTCATAAGCATCTTCACCATGATCTCTATTATCAATAGACATTCTTTCTCCAGAATCCTTGTGCCTATAAAGAGCAGTACCAGCACTTAGAGGAGCATCTGGAGTTAGATAACAGACACCAGCCCACATATTATTATAGTCAGAATGGATCCAAGTACGATCATTTGATGTGCAAATTTGAAATGCTCCAGTGTAACTATTACCTTCAGCATCTACCAACCAATCAGTAACACCTCCAGCAGCATGTGATACAAGAGAATTGATCACATGCTTTTGACTATCATTTAAAAATGATTTTGTTCTAAGTCCAGGATAGTTACCTCTGACTGAAAACTCTTGAGATAATGCACAATTTCTTACTCTATCAGGATCATCATAAAAATCATCAGCAATAATAAGATTAACCTTCATTCCAATACTCTCCTGTTCTAGAACAATATTTTACATCAGGATCTATGGTCTTAAACCCTTCCCATCCAGGTTCTCCTTCTGCAACTCTTTTGCCATGAAAATAATCACCAATATGATTGACCATCATTCCCCCATCACTGGTCTTTAGAAGACCTGCTCCAAGTCCATACTTATCTGAAAGGTACTGGGCAATTACAGACTCTGAGGGATTGAATCCTGTCTCTTCTAGGATGGGTTCCTTAGCAATCCATGCTGGATACAGAGACATTAACATCCAGAAATATGGAGTTGCTTTTTCATACCTATAATTTTTGAAGATTACATCATCTTCTTTTGCACCAATATTTTCTGTCTCATGAGTATACCAATTATTTCTCTTCAATTGGATTTGAGACAAAGTGTTATCTTGTTGCAAAAGTTCAATTAAATCTAATACTTTTAATGGATACATTACTTCAACATCATCTTCATGATGAAAAATATAATCATAGTCTCTTTGTTTAACTAGATCAAAAAGTTCTTGCCAGGTTTTTGTAATGCCCTGATTTTCTTCATGAAAAATAATTTCATTATATCCATTAGAGATTACAAATTCTGCTAATGCCTCATTATCTCTTCCTGTTGGATAGTCATCAATAAACAAATGATGAACATCCAGTCCACTAAAGTCTAACTTTTTATTTGCATCAAATGTTTTCTTAAGGAACTCTACTCTGTTGGTAGAGAAAACTACATGAAGTAACTTCATCATAATTTCATACTATCTGTATTATGTATATTGATATTATCATGTCTCTTTGAACATGCAGCACGAGCATATGCCCTTGCCATACTATCTACATTGGAACAAGGTTTACCAGACTCTCCACAATAAGGGCATTTAGAATTTGGTGGATCATTAGGGTACGAAAACTTCGGCATCGCTTTTATTCAATTGTTTTTTAACTGGTTGCAATGGCTGCCTTCCTCTTAAATTCCAGGGATCAACACCTTCTGGAATTGGATCATCCCACTTACTACCAGAATCAACAATCTCATTAGTCGGAAGTGCCTTTGGCATTTCTACATCAATCACTGGACTCATAAGTGTTTTGTTTTTTACAATTTCACGATTTGGTGTATCTAAATTCATCATCATTCTTGCATCTTCAAAATCCCCACAGTCACAAATCTTTCTTCCAGTCCTTCTTTCTCTTACTGAAAAATAATCTTCTGTATTATACTTTTTCATTCTTAGATTCTGGTTCTGTTCTCTTATTGTAGACCATTTTCATCGGTCTGTAAAGGTTGGGCCAAGTATCATGGATAATTTCTACAAGTTTATAGGAAGTTTCTGAGGTTATCATTTAAGGAACATAATTTTTTCTAGGAGGATATCTGTACAAATTAGATGGTTTTTCTGGTTTCATCCAAGCTCTAATCTTATTATAATTCTCTTCAGAAAAGAAAACTTGATTGAAGTACCATTCTTCCCAAGGAATATGCCCCTTGGATTGATTGCAGGAATGGCAACATGCAACCACATTTGTCTTAATATCTAAACCACCCTTACACTGGGGAAGGATATGGTCTAGTGTTATATTTTCTTTTGATTGACAATAAGCACATTCCTGGTTCCATGCATCCTTTATATTCTGTCTCCATAATCGCTTTGCCTCACTTTTGGATGATGTGTGGAGATTAAACAGATAGTCCTTAGGCGAATGCAGAGGAACCATAAGTACTTGCGACTTATAGGTATTTATTTGGCATAAAAAAACTACCCCATATAGGGGTAGTTCTACTCATTTTATGAGTGGTTATCAACCAATAGAAGGTGCAGTCAAGGCAACCTGAGTTGTCTCAGCAGCAGCAAGATCCAATGGGAAGTTGTGAGCATTTCTTTCATGCATTACTTCCATACCCAGACCACCACGATTCAGAATGTCTGCCCAAGTTGGAATGACACGATTCTGACTATCAACAATGGACTGGTTGAAGTTGAAACCATTGAGGTTGAATGCCATGGTGCTAACACCAAGAGCAGTAAACCAGATACCAACTACAGGCCAAGCAGCAAGGAAGAAGTGCAGTGAACGTGAATTGTTAAATGATGCATATTGGAAGATCAAACGACCAAAGTAACCATGTGCAGCTACAATGTTGTATGTCTCTTCTTCTTGTCCAAACTTGTATCCATAGTTCTGGGACTCATTTTCTGTAGTCTCACGAACGAGACTAGAGGTGACCAGAGATCCATGCATAGCAGAGAACAGAGAACCACCGAACACACCAGCAACTCCCAGCATATGGAAAGGGTGCATAAGAATGTTGTGTTCTGCCTGGAAAACAAGCATGTAATTGAAAGTTCCTGAAATCCCCAGAGGCATTGCATCAGAGAAGGATCCCTGACCAAAGGGATAGACCAGAAACACTGCGCTAGCAGCAGCAACGGGTGCAGAGTAGGCAACACAAATCCAAGGACGCATACCCAATCTGTAAGAAAGTTCCCACTCACGTCCCATGTAGGCATAGATACCAATCAAAAAGTGGAAGACAACCAGTTGGAAAGGTCCACCATTATATAGCCATTCATCAAGTGAATTTGCTTCCCAAATAGGATAAAAGTGCAGTCCAATAGCATTGGATGAAGGAACAACAGCACCAGAAATGATGTTGTTGCCATACATGAGTGAACCAGAAACAGGTTCTCTAATCCCATCAATATCGACAGGAGGTGCAGCAATGAAAGCAACAATGAAACAGATAGTTGCA